CCTGCGGGCAACAAACGCGACGAGATCTATGAGGTCACAGCCTTCGATCACCTTCGATCGCTGGGTTTCAAGGCGCAACCGACCGACAGTAACGCCTTCCAGGTGCGTCGAGAGGCTGGCGCGGCCCCGATGTCGCGCCTGATCTCGGGAAAACCTGGGCTGATGGTCGATAAGAAGTGCCTGAGACTGCGCAAATCTCTGAGCGGCGGGTATTTCTTCAAGCGTCAAAGCCTGGGCGCTGGGCAGGAACGGTTCAAAGACAGCCCCGTGAAGAACGAACACTCGCACTGCGGTGATGCGTTTGGATATTTGATGCTGGGCGGGGGTGAACAGCGGCGATTGCGGCGCGGATCCTATACCAGCCAGGGCGGGACATACACGGCCAATACAGATTTCGAGATATTCTGATGCCGATGATGTTTGGAGATAGCTTTCTCGGCCCAGGTCAAAGCCTGGTCCCGTTTCGTCCAGAGCATTTGTTGCGCATGGAGCTGAAGGGCGATGAGCTGTTATACCTCGAGCTGATCCCAGAGTATCATCGATATATAATCGAGATGGCGATACCTGATTTCAGCTGGACGCTGATCGGCAAGGATGGCCCCGTCTGTCTTTTCGGGGTGCGCCCGATGTGGCCTGGCGTGGCCGAGGTCTGGATGCTGCCAGGCGTCGGGATCGAGAAAAATGCGATAGCGCTAGTGAAGGGCGGGCGCCATATATTCGCGCAGATAGAGCAGGAATACGGGGTTAGACGCCTTCAGATAGCCGTTCGGAAGTCGAATTACACAGCTTACAAATTTGCGCGTTCAGTGTATTTTGAACAAGAGAGCCTTATGAGCCAGTTCGGCCCAGATGGTGAAGATTATTACATGATGACGAGGATCAGATAATGACAGCATTAGCAGCACTAACTGGTTTAGCAGTAGGTGGCCTGGCCGCAAAGGCAATGGCGCCAAGCGCGCCCAGCGCACCAGCTGGCGTAAGCGAAGCGCAACAGCGCGCCGAAGCTCGAGCAGACGCACAAACCCGCGAAGAGACCGCACGCATGGCCGCACGCCGTCGCGCACGCCGCACTGGTGGTCTGCGCCTTCTGATGTCCGAAGCGCGTCAGGAAGGACCGCAAGTCGGTATGCGCACAACGCTTGGACCAGGGGGCTGATATGACCAGAATTAAAGATGATCCCCGAGTTTATAAGCGCCCGATGCCCGTTGCCGAGGTGGTTGAACCTGAGCCAGTGAAGGAGAAAGCTGATGCCAAAGAAGTTGCACCGAAACCTGCTCCTAAGCGCCGAGCGCCTCGGGCTAAAGGGAAAGCGTAAAGAAGCCTACGTCTTTGGGACTATGCGCAAAATTGAAAAGGGCGAACAGCCCAAGCCGAAAAGGAGCAAATAATGGCTGTCCTTACTAGAGATACTGGCCTTGTTGAGAAAGAGATCACCGCTGAAAACACATTTAGTGACGGTCTATACACCGAAGGTGGCTTTAACTTTTCGATCAGCGGCACTTTTGTTGCGACCGTGACTGTCCAGCGTAGCTTTGACCAGGGCTCGACCTGGCGCGATGTGGAAACCTTTACGTCGCCAATCGAAACATACGGCACAGATCCTGGTCCGACTGTCGCATATCGTGCTGGCGTCAAGACTGGCGATTTCACCAGCGGAACCGTCAACATTCGCATCGGGATGTAAGGCAGATCATGGTTGCCAAACGCTATCAGAATCCGAGCGGCGGGCTGAATGAAGCAGGCCGCAAGTATTTTAAGCGCAAAGAGGGCGCCAACCTTAAATCGCCAGTCAAGTCTGGAGACAATCCACGCCGCGCCTCTTTCCTGGCGCGCATGGCTGGCAATGATGGTCCCGAGCGCGATGAGAAGGGCCGACCCACCAGGCTATTGTTGTCGCTGCGCGCATGGGGCGCGTCCTCGAAGGCCGACGCCAGAAAGAAAGCGGCAGCAATAAGCAAGAGAAACGAGAGCAGCAATGCCTAGATTAAACACAAAAGAGCTGATGGAGCGCGAGGCCAAGGCCCAGGCACGCAAAGACGAATGGCGATCGATCTATGAGGATTGCTATGAGTTTGCCCTGCCCCAGCGCAACCTATATTCTGGCTATTACGAGGGCCGCGTAGCGGGCAAAGCCAAGATGGCGCGCGTGTTTGACAGCACCGCGATCCACGCGACCCAGCGCTTTGCCAATCGCCTACAAGCTGGCCTGTTCCCGCCATACAAACAGTGGTGCCGTCTGGAGCCAGGCTCTCAAATCCCTGAGCAAGACCAGGTTCGCGCCCAGGAGATCATGGATAATTACACGACGCGCCTCTTCGAGACGCTGCGTCAGACAAACTTTGACCTGGCAATGGGTGAGTTCTTGCTCGATCTCGCCGTCGGGACTGCCGTGATGATGATTACGCCTGGCGACGAAGCAACGCCTGTGCGCTTTAACTCGATCCCGCAATACCTGGTGGCGATCGAGGAAGGTGCAAACGGTGGCGTCGATAACGTCTATCGTCAGCTGCGCATCAAGGCAGAGGCGATCCAGCGTGAGTTCCCTGGCGTCAACATGACTGCCGAGCTGATGGAAGCGATCGAGCGCAAGCCAGATCAGGAGCTGGATCTGCGTGACGCAGTGATCTTTGACCAGGAGAGCGGTCGATATCACTATCACGTTTTCTGGCCAGCCAAGAAACAAGAGCTATTCTATCGGGAAATGCGGTCCAGCCCGTTTGTCGTTTCCCGTTACATGAAGGTCGCTGGTGAGGTGTATGGGCGTGGGCCGCTGGTCACGGCCATTGCGGACATCAAGACATTGAACAAAACGCTCGAGCTGGTGCTGAAGAACGCATCACTCTCGATCGCTGGTGTTTATACGGCTGCCGATGATGGTGTCCTAAACCCTCAGAACATCAAGATCCAGCCAGGCGCGGTTGTTGCGGTAGCCAGGAATGGCGGCCCTAATGGCGCCTCCCTCGCGCCGCTGCCACGGGCGGGGGATTTCAACACCAGCCAGATCGTCATCAATGATCTGCGCATGAACATCAAAAAGATAATGATGGACGACACGCTGCCGCCAGACAATATGTCGGCACGCTCGGCCACAGAGGTTGCAGAGCGCACCAGGGAGCTGGCCACAAACCTGGGCAGCGCGTTTGGTCGTTTGATTACAGAGACAATGGTGCCGATTATCGCGCGCACATTGTTTGTTCTGGACCAGCAAGGCTTGATTGATCTACCGTTGAAGGTGAATGGCGCCGAGGTAAAGGTGACGCCAGTGTCTCCTCTCGCCCAGGCGCAGAAGCTCCAGGAGATCAATGATGTCGTTCAGTATATGCAGATCGCAAACGCTATGGGCCCACAAGGTCAAGCGTCAATCTCAGTGCCGCGTGTCCTTGCGTTTATCGCGGAGCGGCTGGGGATCGATCAGAACATTCTGAACAGCCCAGAAGAACAAGAACAGATTATGATGCAGATGCAGCAAGCCATGATGGAGGCGCAGCAGCCAGCACAGCCAGGTGCTGTGAATGACGGCGGTGCGATGGCAGGAGCAATGGTATGATGGAAGATGGATGGGATGGCTTAACAGACGCGCCCAGGATAGAGACAAGACAAGCGGACGATCTCGATATCCTATATGGGCGTGTGTTCAAGTCTGAAGAGGGCCAGAAGGTGCTGTCGCACCTTCGGTCAATTACAATCGAGAGGCCGACCTGGAACCCAGGCGAGGACCACAGTTACGGATACGTCAGGACTGGGATGGCCGAGATCGTTCGCATGATCGAGAAAAGAATAGAGAGAACCGAATAATGGATAACCAGGAAACTGTCGGGCAGGATAACGTCGCAGCTGACGCCCCGCTCATCAATCCCCAGGCCCAGGAAGATGTTTCAGCACAGCCTCAAGAGGCGCCGATCCCACTTCACGATCCTGACCCGAGTGATGTCACTCCAAAAACTACTGCCGAAAGCGACGATGAACCGCTTACGCGCCCCGATTATTATCCCGAGAAATTCTGGGACGAAGATGGCCCTGACGTTGAGAAGCTGGCCAAGAGCTATAACGAGCTTCAAAAGAAATTCAGTCAGGGTAAACACAAGGCTCCAGAAGATGGTTACAATCTTAAAGATCTGGTGGACGCGGGTCTCAATCCAGATGATCCTACTGTCAGCGCGTATCAAGAGTGGGCGAAAGAGAACGGCATTAGCCAGGCTGCTTTCGAGGATCTTGCTTCGCGTGTCCTCCAAATAAGCGGGGATGTCACGCAACAGCTGGAGTATGATCGCAACCAGGAAATGCAAAAGCTCGGTGAGCGCGCCCAGGAAAAGATCCAGATGGCAGAGCGTTTGCTGATGAAAGCACCGCTAAACAACAACGAGCGCGAGGCAATCGCCAACAGCCTG